ATGGTGCGGTGACAGGTCGTGCAACACATGCCAACCCAAACCTGGCACAAGTTGTAGGTGTTCATGCAGAGTATGGTGATAAATGCAGAGAACTTTTTAAAGCAAAAGAAGGTTGTCTTTTAGTTGGTGCCGATATGTCACAACTTGAACTCAGAATGTTAGGACACTACATGCATCCATATGATGATGGGGAGTATGCTAATGATGTTATTAATGGAGATATCCACACCAGGACATTACAAGCATTAGAACTTAAAGCAAACCAAAGACCACTAGCAAAGAAATTTATTTATACATTTCTATATGGTGGTGGTGCTAAAAGAATTGGTGAAACTATGGGTAAGACACCAGCAGAAGGTAAGCAATTAAGAGATATGTTTTTAAAAAAGATACCAGCATTAAATATGCTAATTAAAGATGTTCAATCAGCAGCAGAAACTAATGGTGATATTAAAGCATTGGATGGTAGAAGAGTATTTGTTAGGTCTACACATGCAGCATTAAACTGTTTATTACAATCAAGCGGTGCAATCGTATCTAAATATTGGATAGATAATTTAAGACAATATTTATCTGATGATATAAAACTTGTTGGATGGATTCATGATGAAGTAATACTAGAAGTTAAAGAAGATATAGCAGAACAAGCAAAGAAAATAGTTATCCAGGCCATAGAGGATATAACAGATCGTATAGGACTGAGAGTACAATTAACCGGAGATAGTCGCATTGGAAAAAATTGGAAAGAGATCCATTAAGAATATAGGTAGAAGTTTTATAACACTACCATTATCAGGAAGAATCTTAAAAAAAGGATATAAGTATAAGGGATTATTTTTTGTTGGCATTGTTCGTAATAAAAATAATCCAAAAGAAAAATGGTGTACTCCGGATGCTTGGTTCCATTTAAATATAAGAGAGGCTAGAAGAGCAGCACTAAAAAGAGCATTAAAAAAAGGAATTGAATTTAATTTATCTGTAGATTATTTGAAATTTATATTTCCTGATGATTCATTATGTCCAATATTTAATTGTGAAATGACTTTCTGTAATACAGACAAATCTAATTCAGCAAGTTTAGATCGCAAAGATTCTGATCTAGGATATCTAGAAGGTAATGTCCAATGGATATGCACAAAAGCAAACATTTTAAAAAACAATGCACACCCTTATGAGCTATTAAGGTTAGCAAATTACACAGTAAAACAATTAAAGGAAATACAAAATGGCAAAAAGTAAATTATTAATAGATGGAGATATTATCGCCTATCAAATTGCAAGTCAGATAGAAGAACCAGTACACTGGGGTGGAGATCAATGGACACTACATAGTGATTTTAAAACTGCAAAAGCTATGTTTGAAGATTATTTATTAACATTAAAAGAGAATTTATATTTATCAGATACATTAATATTTCTTAGTGATCGTGAACAAAACTTTAGAAAAACATTATCAGAAGATTATAAAGGTAATAGAATAGGCAAAAGAAAACCTGTTTGTTTATATCAAATGTTTAAATGGTTGAAATCAGAACACAATGCAATAGTAGAACCTAGGTTAGAGGCTGATGATTTATTAGGTATATATTCTACTAATCCTGAATATAAGAATAGTATTGTAGTGTCATTAGATAAAGATTTAAAAACTATACCAGGAAAACTATCACCTGATGGATCCAATATCTATAAGATAACTAAACCACAGGCCATTTATAATCATGCAATACAAATACTAACTGGAGATTCTACTGATAATTATCCTGGGTGTAAGGGAATTGGGCCTAAAACTGCTATAAAATTATTACAACCAGCAGAAGGTTCTAAAACAATAAATCCATATTGGGATATTATATTGAACTCCTATACTAAGGCCGGTTACACAGAACAAGATGCAATTACACAAGCAAGAATAAGTTACATATTACAGTGGAGAGATTATGACTTCGAGAGTAAAAAAATTAGAGCCTGGAAACCAGGATCCAATTAATCCATCACATTACAATACAGGTGACATTGAATGTATATATGCAATTAAAGCATCAATGTGTCATGAAAAATTCTGTGGGTATCTTAAAGGATCTATACAAAAATACATATGGAGATACGAAAAGAAACATGCAGATCCTACAGAGTGCCTTAATAAAGCTAAATGGTATTTAGAATTTTTAATAGCTGAAGAAGAAGATCATGCTAGAAGTGCATGTTTAGATAATAAATCATGAGTATTTTAACTAAAAAGGAAACAGATCTACCTAATAGTACAGAGGATCTAATTAAATATTTAGATAAAACATATCCTACTAGGACACCACAACCAAGTGAAAGTCTTAGTGAGGTAATGTACCGATCAGGACAACGATCAGTCATTGATTTTTTAAAACAAAAACTAAACGATAACGAGGTATGAATATAAATGTGTAGATCAAGCAGACCAGCACCGCCACCGCCACCGCCACCACAACCGGTTCCAACAGTTGCAGCAGTATCTGAACAGATACCGGAACTAGATTTAGCTATTGAATCAGATAGCGATAAAGCACTAAAGAAAAAGAAAGCTAAACGAACTGGTAAAAAATCATTGAGATCTGATATTACTATGACTGGAACATCAGATTTAAATATACCTAACTAAAGGACATTAAATGGCAGCAGAAAATATAAAAAAATTATATTCAAAACTAGAAACTAAAAAAGATCAGTTTGTTGATCGTGGTAGAGAATGTTCAGAATTAACAATATCTTCATTGTTACCGCCTGAAGGATTTTCTAACTCATCTGATCTTTACACACCTTATCAAAGTGTTGGTGCTAGAGGTGTAAATAATTTAGCTAGTAAATTGTTATTACTACTGCTGCCACCTAATGAACCATTCTTTAGATTAACTACTAATAATAAAATTAAACAAGAATTAGAAGAAAATGAAGAACTACAAACTGAAGTAGAAAGATCATTAGCTAAAATAGAAAGAGAAGTTATGCGGTTTATAGAAGAAACCGCTTTAAGAGTATCTTTATTTGAGGCCCTTAAACATCTTATAGTTACCGGTAATGTTTTAGTATCATTACCTAAAAATAATAAAATGAAAATCTATAACATTACTCAGTATTGTGTAGAAAGAGATGCGGATGGTAATTTACTTAAAATTATTATTAAAGAATCAATATCACCTATGTCATTGGATCCTGAGATTAGAGAGCAATGTCAATTAGATGGTGAGAAAGATTCAGATTTAGATTTATATACCAGTATCTGCAAAGAACTTGATGGGAAGTTTCATGTCTATCAATGTTGCAATGATATTATTATTCCTTCTAGTATTGGAAAATACAAAGAAGAAGATTTACCATTCATGGCATTAAGAATGGTTAGGGTTGATACTGAAGATTATGGAAGATCTTATGTAGAGGAATTTCTAGGCGATCTTAAATCATTAGAAGGTTTATCACAGTCGCTATTAGAATCATCAGCAGCATCAGCTAAAGTCGTATTTATGGTTAAACCCAATGCAGTTACTAAGAAACGAGATCTAGTAGAATCTAGCAATGGAGATATTATTACTGGTCATAGAGATGATGTAACAACTCTTCAAGCTGATAAACAATATGATTTACAAGTTGTAGAAAGAGTTATTAATACTTTAACTGAAAGATTAGCATTTGCATTTTTATTACAATCAGGTGTTATAAGAGATGCTGAACGAGTAACCGCAGAAGAAATAAGAAAATTAGCTAATGAATTAGAATCATCACTAGGTGGTTTATATTCATTATTGTCACAAGAATTTCAAGTACCTTTAGTAAATTTAATGATGAAAAGATTAGGATCTAATGGATCTATTCCTAAGTTACCTAAAGGTAGTATTAGTCCAGTAATTATAACTGGTGTAGCAGCGCTTGGCCGAGGAAATGATTTAGCAAAACTTAGATCATTTTTAGAAGATGTAGGTGCATTAGCACAAATAAATCCACAGGCTACACAAATGTTAAACATTAATGATTTGATTATGAGAATAGCTACATCACATGGAATAGATACAGAAGGGTTATTAATAGATCAAGAAACTATTGATGCACAAAATCAACAAGCACAACAAGCTGAAATGGCCCAAGGCATGGCACAATCTGCAACACCAGCAGTAGCATCAGGAATGATGGAAGGAATTAAAGATGGATCAGTAGATCCAAATGCATTAGCACAAGGTATGCAAGGTATGATGGGAGAGCAATAGTAAATGGTAGAGCAAGTCGTAATAAATAAAGAAGAACCAATAGATCCAGCAACACAGGAAACTACTGCTGAAACAACTACTGAAGAAGTAGTAGCTGAAGATCAGCAAGTCGAGGCTGGTGAAAAGATCTTAGGTAAATTTGAAACACAAGCAGACTTAGAAAAAGCATATAAAGAATTAGAATCTAAAGTTGGTCAGGCCAAAGAAGAACCTAAAGAAGATAAAGGTTTAGAAATTCAAGAAACTGCTGAAAAAGCAGTTGAGGCTGCTGGATTAGATATGGCACAACTTGAACAGGAATTTGCTGATAATGGAGAATTGGGAGAAGATTCATTAGCAAAATTAGAATCGCAAGGCATATCAAAAGATATAGTTAATAATTATATTGATGGCCAACGAGCAGTAGCACTTCAAATAGAAACTGAAGTTAAAGATATAGCCGGTGGTAGAGATGGTTATAATGATATGATTTCTTGGGCTAAAGAGAATCTTAGTCAAGAAGAAATTTCTGCTTACAACAGAGTTGTTAGTGGAAGAGATCTTGATGCAACTAAAATGGCGGTTCAAGGATTGAAAGCTAGAATGGGTACTGATGCTGAACCTAATCTAGTTAGAGGTAAACCAGCATTATCA